GAATCTGATTTGGCTTTTGGTATATGGTTAGACGGCTCAAAACAGTTGCCGCTGATGTTGGGAATTATTCCTGGTGTTGAAACAAATGCACCTAATTTGGGTTCTGGTTTTCACGATCTTCGTTCTCAGGCTACTATACAACTTGCTCCTAAAGTTCCTGTAGCTAGAAAATACAACACCGATGGTTCTGGAATTACTATTACGGAAGCCAATACGGCTAATGCGGTTGTAATTGAATCACTTCGTCACCCTAATGCTGATGAATTAAATCAACCAACTGTGTCGGGTGTTGCTCGTTATGCAAATTTAGCTAACACTGTTATCTCATCTAGAAAAAACAATTTAGATAACGGTGTTTTGTCTGCTAACAATTTTAAATGGTCAGAACCTTATCCTGCATATAACCCAGAGTACCCTTACGATATAGCCACTGTAACTGAATCCGGTCATGTTATTGAGTATGACGACACTCCTTATTCAGAGCGTATTCATATTTGTCATCGAACTGGTTCCTTTATGGAATGGTATCCATCGGGAACGAAAGTAGAAAAAGTCACTAAATCTAATTATCAAATAGTGATGGCAGATGATTACCTTCATGTTATGGGAAAAGTTGCTATCACAATTGACGGTGATTGTTTGGTTCGTTGCAATGGGGATGTGATAATTGAATCAGGAGGGAATTTATCAGCCAATGTGGCTGGTGATGTGGATTTTTCTGTTGGTGGTGCATTTAATGTGCAGGCCCAATCTATCAATATGTCAGCTAGTGCTGATGCAACTTTAATAGGGGATTCTGTTTACGTTACAGGACAATCTAGTGTAGATATCACTTCTCCAGATACTACAGTTTCATCTGAAAACGATTTAAATCTAAATGCTGGTGGAGATTTTAACGCTCAGGGTGATAATATTAATTTATTAGGATCAACACAAGCCGCATTGACCGCTCCGATGGTAGGAATAGGTTCATCTGTTCAAATTCAAGGATTACAATCAATTAATCAAGGCGGTCCTACGGCAGCAGGAGCATCAAGTGCTCAAGCCGGTGAATCGGCTGGATTACCAGCTGCAATAGCAGCTTTAAACAAAAACACAGGAGTCGCTGAACCAGAAGAAGTTCCAATTCCATTTAATATTAAAACTACTTCTCTCGATCCTATTACAGGGTCTGCATACATACAAAGACTATTATTGGTTCCTGGTCCAAATAACACAGCAGCTAACAATAACCTTATTCCACCAGATGCCAATGCAGCTAGTAATACGGCTAATTGTACCTATGATATTACAACCAAGACTGTTTTGGGTGCACCTTCTACTTGGGGAATAGGACAAGCAGGATTGTCTTTGATTCAGTCAGCAGAAGGATTTGCCAAGGTCACGGCACCAGACACGGTAACGGCATATCCAGACCCGGCTACAGGCGCAGAACCTCTTACGATAGGCTATGGAACGACAGCGGCTGCTTTGGGTAAACCAGTAAATCTTGGGGACACTATCAGCAGAGCAACAGCATTAGATTATCTAGGAACTTGTATAGAGTCAGCATTTTTACCTACTTTACAAAATGCTATTAAAGTTCCTATCACTCAAAACATATTAGATGCTTTATTAAGTTTTACATACAACGTAGGTTCAAGAAACTTTCTTAAGAGTTCAGTATTGTCGAACTTAAATAACGGAGATTATTGTGCTGCGGCAAATGCATTGCTTTTGTGGAACAAGGCAGCAGGAAAAGTATTATCAGGATTAACAAACAGAAGAACGAAAGAAAAGACGTTGTTTCTTTCATAGGAGTTAAAATGACAGTTAAAATTACAATTACAAATGAAAATTTAGATCCAGATAGTACAATTTCATCAAATTATGGACATATAGTAGAAATTCAGGAACAAGATCTTATGGAACAACCTATTAATAGAAATTATTGGGTAAATACTATGATAGGACCGACTATTTTAATGCCTGGCCAGAAATTTGAAGCGTTTGTTCACAAATATAGAAGATTAATTGTTAGTGAACGGACAATATCTAATGATGTTTATGTTCAAAAAATTGAAAATGTAGAAAAAGAATCAGAATAATTGTCTTATTAAACCGACCATAAATAAAAGATTCCTTTAAGAGAATCAAATGGCTACATCACCTACTCTAAACACGCCTTTACAATCTCGCATATATAGCGATTTTAATATTAATTTTACTGTAAATCCTATTACTGGTGATTTAAATAGAGTTTTGGGTGTAAATAGTGTTGTACAGTCTATTATGAATCTAGTACAAACAAATCACTACGAAATACCATTTCATCCTGAAATCGGTGGAAATGTTAGAAGACTTTTATTTGAACTATGTGATGGTGTAACGGCAAACCTCTTATCAAAAGAAATACAAGACGTTTTGGCTAATTTTGAACCTAGAGCTACAGTGTTAGATGTAATAGTACAATCTAACAACGATCAAGACGGTTACGCAGTCACAATTGTTTTTCAGGTTACAGGTGGAATTGACACACCTATTCAAATTACCACATTTCTTGCAAGGCTTCGTTAAATGAATAAACAATATTACACATATATTTACAGCGATCCTCGTACTCTTGTGCCTTTTTATGTCGGAAAAGGTTCAGGAAATCGTTGTTATGTACATTTAAACGAAAAACATAAACACGCAAACGTTTGGTTTGGTAGAAAAATAAAAAAAATAAAAAGAGAAGGTTTAAAACCTCTTGTTGAAAAAATTTATGTCAGTTCTGAATATTATTCGTTGGAACTTGAAAAAGGTTTAATTAAAAAATTTGGTAGAAAAGATTTAAATACTGGAACTCTTTTAAATCTAAATGAAGGCGGAACTGGATATAGTTTATCAGAAGAAACTAAAGATAAAATTAGAAAAAAAGCTATAGGTAGACCAAATAAAAATAAAGGTAAGCGTGGTATCTTAAAAAGTTGGAATAAAGGTCTAAATAAAAACACTCATAATGGTTTAATGTCTTTGTCATTAAAAATGTCAGATATAGCCAAAAAAAGAATTGGTGATAAAAATCCAAATTATGGCAATCATCCTGTACTTTCTGATGAAACAAAAAGAAAAATGAGTTCTAGTCATAAAGGTATGATTTGGATAACAAACAATATATTAGAAAAACAAATTTGTTTTCATGAAACGATACCCGATGGATGGTTAAAAGGTCGTAAACCAAAACAAAAAAGAAAATCATTAAAATGGTCTGATGAACGTAAAAGAAATAGAAGTAAAGCTATGCTAGGTAAAAAAAGAGGGTTATATAAAAAAAATGTCAATTACAGCTAATACTTCTAAGTTATCCGTAACTTCGCTTGACTTCGACAGCATAAAGCAAAATCTGATTACGTTCTTACAAAGCCAAGATGAATTTCAAGATTACGATTTTACTGGTTCAGCATTCGACAAACTATTAAATATTCTTGCTTATAATACCCATTATAACGCAATTTATTTAAATCTTGTATCCAATGAAATGTTCCTTGATACGGCTGTTCTCCGTTCAACAGTCGTATCTCATGCTAAATCTCTTGGTTATACTCCAAGATCAGCCATATCTTCTCAGGCAACCGTAAATGTTGCCGTAACAAGAGCTAATACAGACAATACTAGTATTCTTACTCTTGCTCGTTTTTCTCAATTTTCTTCCGATGCTTTGGATGGCACATCCTACAATTTTGTCACTTTAGATGATACCACGGCAGGTATAAATGGTAATACTTTTTATTTTAATAATGTACAGATTGCTGAAGGCTCTCCTGTCGTCAAAACGTTCTTAATGGATAGTTCCACTAATCCAACAGGAGCGTTTAATATTGTAGACGCAAATGTAGATACAACATCACTTCAAGTTATTGTTCAAACATCTCAGGTTAACACTTATAAAACTTATTTTAATTTAGCAACAGATTTAACGCAAGTTGATGCTAATGCAAATGTTTACTTCATAGAAGAAGGTGCTAATGCTTCTTACAACATTTATTTTGGTGACGGCGTTATAGGATCTGCAATTCAAGACGGTAACATTATTGTTATCTCTTACATCACGACAAGTGCCGATGCTGCTAATGGATTAGAAGGTTTCACACTTCAAACTGCACTTCTATCTGGTTCTTTATCAAATGTGACTACGGTTGTTTCTAGTTCAGGCGGAACACCTATAGAAGACGTAGCTTCTATTAAATTTTCTGCACCTAAATCTTATATTGCACAAAATCGTGCTGTAACTATTAACGATTACATAGCTCTTATTAACAAAAATTATCCTTATTTTGATGCTGTGACAGTTTGGGGTGGTGAAACTTTAAACCCTCCTCAATATGGAAAAGTTTTTATTTCAGGTAAACCTAAAAATGGATATGGTATCACGGTTCAACAGCAACAATATTTAACTAAAAGCGTAATTTCTCCAATTAGCGTTTTGACTGTAACGCCAGTTTGGGTCGATGCGGATTACAATTTCCTTAATTTATCTTTTGATGTTG